GTCGTGAACGCCGTGGTTGGGTTCGTAAATTGAATCGTATTCGAGGTCGTGTTACCCTTATCCGACACGACTTGCAGCGTCACATTCGCGAGATGCCCACCATCTCCGTAGTAGCGTGCGGCGTGGACATTTCCTACGACCACGGCATTTGATGATACATACACATTACCCGTCACATCGAGTCCCTTTGATACGTACGCGTTACCAGTCACATTGAGTTCTTTGGTTACGTTTACGTTTCCGGTCACGTTCACGTGACTTTTCGCGATGACGTTTCCAGTGACTTGTGCGTTTTTCTGAATGAATGTATTGCCACTCACATTGAGATCATTCGTGACGTCTACATCTGTCGTCGCGTATGTATTACCTGTCACGATGATATCCGCCAAGGCGTAAATATTACCCGTAATGTTCAAGTCTCTAGCCACATCGATATTACTCGATGCGTACACATTCCCACTCACATTGAGTTCTGAAGAAATATCCGTATTGCCACTCACGATGATGTTGGACAGCACATAGGCGTTTCCAGCGACATTGAGTTCGGACGAAATATCCGCATTACCAGTGATGACGGCGTTTGAGAGTATGTACGCATTCCCACTCACATTCAATTCTGATGAAATATCTGTATTGCCGGTGATGACGGCGTTTGAGAGTATGTAGGCATTTCCAGCCACGTTCAATTCTGAGGAAATGTCGGTATTGCCGGTGATGACAGCGTTCGAAGAAACGAACACGTTTCCACTCACATTCAACTCTGATGAAATATCCGTATTGCCACTCACGATGATATTGGACCCAATGAATACGTTCCCATCAACATTGAGCTCGGATTGGACATCCGTGTTACCACTCACTATGACATTTGAGAGCACATAGGCATTCCCACTCACATTAAGTTCCGACGAGATATCAGTGTTTCCAGTGATCACGGCGTTTGAGAGCACGTAGACGTTTCCGGAGACGTTGAGTTCCGATGAGATATCGGCGTTTCCGGTAATCACGGCGTTCGAAGATACGAAGACGTTTCCAGCCACGTTAAGTTCCGATGAGATATCAGTGTTTCCAGTGATGACCGCATTCGATTGAATGAATGTATTTCCAACGACAGTCAAATCATTCGAGGTCGTGATGTTTCCGAGAACCACGACATTGCCGAGTGTGTTTGAGTCTTTCGTGACTATTAAGTTGTTGGATGTTGTAATGTTTCCAGTGACTTGTAAATTGCTCGACGTCGTGATATTCGAAAGAACAACGACGTTTCCCGTGACATTCAGTTCTGACTGAATGTCGGTATTCCCAGTGACGACCACATTAGACGACACAAACGCATTTCCGGTGACATTGAGATCGTAACCCACGTCGACATTTGCCACGGCTGTGATATTATTTGAACTCGTGAGATTTTGAACGACCACGAAATCATTCGAAAACGTGACGTTGCCACCCACCGTGAGATCACCACTGATATAGGCGTTACCCGTCACACCGAGCACGTTGGATGTACCCCTGTCTTGTACATACAAATTCGAACCGACGTCGAGTGTGTGCGTCGGAATATCTTGAAGAATACCAAATTTCGATGCATCGTAAATAGCGATGGCATTTGTTTCATCATACGTCGTCAGAGAAAACACGGTGTTAATGTAGGTTATCGTGTAATTACTAATTACAAACCCAAATCCAAAGTTATCGTTAATAACAATCACATCACCCCGAATGATTTCTTCGGTGATAGTTATGGGACCTGGACTCAGATCATTGACGACACCGACTTGCGTCCCATTGACGGTGACTTCAAGTTCATTACCGAACCCAAGTTGTGTGGATTGAATCGTCATATTCAATGTACCAGTGACCGGTGCAGTGACACTCACGTTCGATGAACTATAAGTGATCGTTTGTGTGGGTGTCTGTGATTCGTTGAAATGCCAACGACCGACGTGTGTACTTCCCGTGGTGTACGTGTTCCCATAAAATTTGGTTTTTAATGGGGAAGATGTGTTAAACGTAATATTCTGATCGATCGCATTACTTCCTGTGTAACCGAATGATAATTCATCGTTACTTTCTTTAAAAATAATACCCACGTTACTCCCAGCCACCGCCCGGGTCATCATCACACCGATGTCATTGATACCTGGGTTACCACGCGCGAGTTCTATGATTGGATCTTTAATCGTCAAGTTTTGAGTATTAATCGTCGACGTATTTCCCTCGACGAAAAGTTCACCACCGATCCACACATCACCACCTTCATTGATGTAAAAATTATTACCAACATCGAGTAAGTGGATGGGATTTGCGTTACCTATACCTACATTCGACAATGTCACGAGACCCGTAAAGGTATTATTAAACACAGCTGTATTAGTCGTCACGTTACCCGTGATGAGTACATCTTCTAAACTTACACGCGACCCTGGACCAATATCCACAATTTCCTTTGTCACAAAATTATATACAATCGTATTCGATGTCGCACGCTGATCGAAATCGAACCGTAGTGGTGCTACGTAGAACGAGTTCGCCGTGAGACTCGGGAAAACCTCCGGAGTTGCATTGAGTACGATCGTATTTTCAGGTTGATAATCAGACGTATTCTTACCGAGCCTGATCTTCTCTGAACGATCGATGGTACTCAAGTTCTTCACCATTTATATAATCTCGTATTTTAATTGGCGTAGATGAGACCAGCCATACCATTGTTTATTCTGAGGATATTGTAATTTACCGCGTAAATCGGATCGTTTATTGGTAAGGTTTCACTATGTATCATCGCTGAATCTAGACGACTGAAATTGAGTGTTCCTGTGGGCTGTAGAAGACTCGTCGTGAGACAGAAGCAATGTAAGAAGATGTCGGGCGACGTCACGTAATTCGTGTGATAAAATGAAGAAACATCGATGTAGTGCGGTCTCGCCCACTTGTACACACCGATGTCCGTGCCATTAATGCTTATTTTTACTTTATTCGACGCGGATGTCAACGCACTCGTGTAACTCGTGTTTGAACACGCGATATATTTGACCGGATGATTAAAACTCAACTCGTGAATTAACTCCCCGGATGGAATATTCTTTTGTACTTGATGAATGAGAATATTATGGCTTCGCGACGCCATGGTCGCACGTTCATCATTGTCTAAATAGTAATAATTGGCGAACGCTTCCCAATTGTACAATCGAGCGTCCGGACCCCACCGAATACGCACTTCAATATTGTGATACTGTAACGCACACAAAGGAATCGCACTCTGAGGGTTTTCGCAGAAGAAGAATCGTAACGGGTAGAAATACGATCGAGAGCTTAATCCCGGGTGCGGTCCATTTGACGATTTAGATACATTGTTCGCGAATGTATCGATTGCAATCTTTTCACAAAAGATTGAATCTTGTGTGTCAATCACGTGCCCTCCCACTAAAAGTTCAACACTTTCGATGAGTGTCGTCCAATTGAGTGAATCGAGAGATTGTGTGTGATCATCAATCGTGAGATATACATATCCCAAAAGATCACCCGTTTTTTCGAAACGGATGGTCGACATAGAGTTACTATTCACAGCTCCCTGTATGGTTTGTTGCTCGAGAGATTGTGAAAAGTTGGAGTGCCTCTTAAAAGAAGAATTAAAAAACGAAACCTCCGGTTCACCCATGATATGTTCATCCTGTGCACCAATCGCGATCAGTTGAACGATACCGGAAGACATTTACATTACCTGAATGTTATTTTTACCTAAAAGCTCCGCATATTGGGTTTCCTGCACACGAAGCGAATGATTAAGAAGTTATCACCAGTGGCACCATCCTCGATGGTATCACCGTTTTGGTCGCGAATTGTCACCGTGAGTCGATCGATTGTGTTGATGGGATCAATATATTGCGTCACGACTGGATAGTTATCTCTGAACACGATTAAATCGTTCGCTCCAGTGTGAACATTTGATTTACTAATGAGCGATGCAAACGAGTTTCGTAAGACGGAAAGCGCGGGTTGCGACGCGACGGATTGCGGTGGATCCTTTGACGCTCGATCCGTAAAAATGGAATCTAGTTCGGCGATCGACACGTAACAATGTTCAGTCGCATCAGTCGTGTGAATGTGTGCACCGAGAAGTCTCGCTTGCACCACATTTCGAAGTGGGGTGTTCAGGTACACCGTGAACGTATTCGCACTGTCCTGTCCAACACTATCGAGAGTGATCGTATGAAATTCGTAATCAATGTCCGGAATACTCGGGGAAGGCGCCGTGATGAGTGCCATTTTACTATTATACACCTAGATTAAAACACCACCGATTCCATCGGCGATTTCATAGTCACCGTGGTCGCGGACGACTTGTTGCGCGCCACACACACCACCCGGGGTGAGAGATCGGCTGTAATACCCAGCCGTCTTCTGAGGACCGGCCACACACTCGAGCTTGTGGTCGAGGTCAAAGATTGACTTTTCCGACTTGGCCTTGATCACGATGGGCCTGGCCTGGTAGCCACTTCGACGGGACTTCACCAGAGCCAACATGTACATGATACCGATAATCACGACGACGCCTAAGATGGCGACACGATCCGACTTATTGAGATTGAGCTTGAACATTTATAGTTTACTGATATTTTTTTGTAAAGTGCGTTAAAGATTTTCGATTACTTTCAAGTTAAAGGGTAGATGGACGAAGAGATTGTTCTCGATCGAGGAAATGCGACAGTCATGAAGCTTGACGCCGATGAACAAGCACTCATGGATGAGATCCATATCAGTGCCCCCAGAATGCAAATGCCGAAGCGCCCAGCGGCCACCCCTTCCAGAAGACCCCAACCCGGACCTCCTCCACAGGAGGAGATCGACGCATTCGCGAACCCGAACAAGCAAGCACCACCACCGAGACACGAGGCTGAAGAAGTTGATTACGGTGAAGACGAACAAATGTTTTACGATGACGATGAAGAACCAGGTGCGTATGAACAACAACAACAAGAAGAACGACCGTCGAATGGTTTCACATCTGTAGATGAAGAAAAGGCGGATATCCTAAACAAGCTCGCGAGACTTGAAAAGAAGGGATTCAATGTGAATAAGCGCCTGAATGCGTACTCTTCCATCGAAGAGTTGCGCACGGAAGTCAAGCGAGTCACGTACAGTATCGAAGTTGAACAATCTGTCAAGTTCAGCAAGCGCATGCTCGTCGCGTGTGTCACGGGTCTTGAGTTCTTAAACAAACGCTATAATCCATTCGAGCTCCATTTGGACGGATGGAGTGAATCTGTGATGGAAAACCAAGATGACTATGATAACGTCTTTGAGGAATTGTACGTAAAGTACAGAAGCAAGGTCAATGTCGCACCGGAAATCAAGCTCATCATGATGCTCGGTGGTTCGGCGATGATGTTCCACTTGACGTCATCAATGATGAAAGCCGCGCTGCCTAACATGAACGATGTGCTCAAACAAAACCCGGATCTCATGAAGAATATGGTTCAGGCCGTTCAATCGACGGCGTCGCAACGAGACACCGAGGCGGCCCCGTCACCCGACGGACAGTATGAAATGCAAGGTCCGGGTATCGATATCTCCAAACTGATGGGTGGTATCATGATGCCCCCACCGCCACCAATGAACACATCGCCGATGACGACGACGCGCCAACCGGAACCCGTTCAGGAGGATGACGACGTGTCCGATATCGTATCGGTATCAGGAGAGTCTACGGGTGGTGAAGTGAAGGAAGTCAGTGTCTCTGCGACGTCAAAACCCAAGAGGACCAGAAGAAAGAAGAAAACCGAAATTAATCTGTGAGTATATCATAGATGATAGGATACTGTCCCCTCGAGGAAGATCCGCCCATGGTTCATCAGGTTGAGGTCGACCGACCGAGACCTCGTCGAGAACCTTCAGGGCCAGAAGAAACAGAATGTAATTATCTAGTTTTAGCCTTTATCTTGGGTGTTGTCGTGTTAGCCGCAACGGATAACGCGTAAATCGTATTTTTATTTCCATGTTTGGAATTTGTTTTAATTTGCAAATAGAATTCCAGCCATACCCTTATCGACGCGTAGAATGTTATAATTCATCGCATATATAGATATCTCTTCCGTTTCTAATCGTTCATACCCCTTTTGGGCGTTTCGTAAGATGAGCTTTGCATTATCGAGACGACTGAAATTACACGTTCCCGTGGGTTTATAGTCTGACGCGTTCATACAGAAGTGATACGCGTAATACCTCGTATAAAATGGACATTCTTGATCCTCGTCGTATTGAATGATTCCGAATTTCGTGTGATTATAATTTTGAACCACGTGAAAATATTGCGGAGACATACTTTCTAAAAGGGGTGTTCCGTTCATTTGAATATCGGCGGACGCGAACGTAAACCTATCGGCTTCGACGACGGCGGACCTCGTGGTATATCCAAAAAAGATTGATTTAACCGGATGATTAAATTGTGAAATGTCGATATCATTGTATCCACCATTATTCGTGTTATCGGAATCCGCTTTAGTTTGTGCGGCTGTGTATACACTAAAGAGAGCGTTCACGTTACTTTGTTGCGCGTCAACCGCCGGTTGGTTCACGGGATTTGCCGACGTGAGTGACAAGAGTAATGTATTCGCTTCATCGTATTCATTCCTCGCGATGACAGCTTTGTCTCTGTAATATTCAGTGTCGTCGCAGACGATTTGTCTCTTTATGTTTTGAACTTGTGTAACGATGATGTCCATTCGGTTTTCAGTGAAACGCTTGCGTTCGGCCGTGTCGAGAAAGATGTAGTTTCCGTAACACTTCACACCCGAAACATTCGGCGTCTTGAAATTAATGCGTATCTCGACTTGGTGAAATTGCAGAGCTAATAATGGAAGAAAGGAATTGTTATCACAAAAGAAAAAGTGTAAGGGGAGAAAGTTTGGATTCGTCGTGGAACACTTGTTATTAATCTCTTGAGACTTTGTGTACGTATCAGCGAGGTAGTTTTGCCATATATCAGATATATAATCATATCCATACGAATCAACCTTTTGTCCACCGATGTACAAGTCAATCGTGGACTCAAAAAATTGATTGAGTAAATCAGTGCCTTCGAACCACACGGCATTGATGATATCACCGAACACAGGAATGACTATGCTCGTGTCATTGCTCGTGATCTCTTTGATGAATTTAGGTGCTTGAGAAAAGTTTGTGTGTCTCGAGTACTTCAAATTAAAGAACGACATACCTTCCGATGTCGTGAAGTAAACATCTTGCGCGCCTTTGGACACGAGTTGTACCAATGCTCCAGACATTTAATTTATGTTCAGATTATAAAAACAGACACTTTCCCTGAGGGAAATCCGGTTTTTCTTCTTTGATCGCATGTCTCGGTATATTAAACCCACCTTCCCTGTATACTTTCATGCGCTTATAGTACATGGCTGTCATGATAGACCACTTATCATGAATATCGTAAATGTGTGGGTTGTTCTTTTTCCCTTTCGTTTCTCGCATGATTCGTCCGATGGATTGTACGATATCGGATTTAGGTGTCGCGAGAATGACCGTGTCGAGGGTTGGAATATCGAGACCTTCGTGCGCTTGGCTAAACGTGGCAAAAATAATCTTCTTTTTTGACGATTCCTGAAGATCAACCTCTTTCATACCACCCATGTACAAACCCGAATTCTTTGGAAAACACTGATGTAAAATTTCACAGTGCCATCGACGTTCACTGAGCACGAGAAGTTGTCTCGTACCAGCTGATGCCTTTTTAATGAGATTCACGAGCATGATATTCCTCTGACGATCTTCGACGACCATCGTCACCATATTCGGAAGAGACAACTTACCGAAACGTGTACACGGTGGTGGATTTTTATAGTTTTCACATTCATATTCTATTGGAAACACATCCACTTGATCCTGGTTCTTTCGTTCAACGGCAAAGAACGTTGGACCCATGAACCAATGAAGCACTTTCGTGAGTCCATCTTTTCGTTCAGGTGTCGCCGAGAGTCCAAATATATGTTTTGGACACAGTTTGAATAAACTTTGACTGAATACTTTAGCACATATGTGATGCGCTTCATCCACGATGAGTGTACCTATGGATTCAAAATCCGCGAATGAATATTCTTTGAGTGCGAGTGACTGGAGCATCGCGATGACGAAATCGCAGTCAACCTCCTTTTTATCCTGTTGAACCACACCTATCGTAGCACCCGGGCAGAATTGTTGAATTCTTTCCTTCCACTGATCGGCGAGAAACTGTTTGTGTACGATGATCATGGTTCTGTATCCCAGTTTACACGCTATCGCCAAGGATACGGTCGTCTTACCGTACCCACACGGAAGGGAAAGAACTCCGTGACCCGCATGAAGAGCTGCAGTAAGTGCGGCGTTCTGATGGGTGGCATCTCGAAGTTGTCCAACGAATTTGGCGTTCGATTTGGTTGGGGTGGGACGTTTGTCTTTCTGTTGGATTCCAAATGCATCAACTCCAAAGAATCTTGGAACGCAGATTCCATTCTTAGCTGGTTTAAATACCTTAAAAGGTGGTGGAGGGTGTCCGAAGTCACCATTCACTATGGGTCTTACCGTGAGTTGTTTTTTTATTTGTGAAAGATCGACACCACTCACGAGATACCCAGTCCTCGTCAAAGAGGTTTCCATTATATGGATTTAAAGACTTGAAACTTTATATCGATATAATGCCGACTCTTAACGTGGACGAAAACATCCAAAAGATTACCGAAGCGATCAATGGAATGAGTCAAGAAATTTTGCGTCTCGAGGGGTCGCTTCGTGTGTTCCGTGGTTTCAAGGAAGCTGG